ATCAATCATTGCGCTTTCAGTAAATTCAACACCCTTTTGAGTGTATAAAACATCGGTAACATAAATATTTGAATCTTCAGCATCAGTTGGAATTGCGTAATTAATTGAACATAAATAATCGGTTCCACTATCAGCCGAATCAGTATAATTTTTCCTTTCTTTTACTTCCGGCAATCGTAAATATGTTTTAAATGGATAATATAATAAACCTTCTTGTGAAGTTGGATTCCCTTGATTCATACATTCAAATTTCTCCGGATCAAGCGTTCTATCTTTTATTAGTTTCTTCAATGCGTGTTTTTCCGGATAAAGTGCTTCACCTTCATTTCTGTTATCTAATGATGTTGGCGGTCCAACCTTAATTGCTTCAAAGTTTACTTTAATCCAACCATCAAAACCTTCATCAAGATTGTGTATTTCATCAATAGATTTGATTGTTATAACTTCTTCTTTCTTTTCAATCATTCCAATTAAATCATCTTCGTGCCAACGTGTAAAGACAATCAATTGCTGGCTATCATTATGCAATCTTTTTGTAACTACCGAAGAATACCAATCCCAAACGGCATTTCTTATAACCGGTGAATTACCCTCCATTGCATCTTTGTATAAATCATCCATTATCATAATGTCAACCGCGTTTCCGGTTAGCGGTCCACCTCTACCAACGGCCTTTAGTGATCCTAATTTATCAACAATTTCAAATTCTTCTGAATTTCTTAGGTAGTTACTTGATACGGTTACAACATTTGATTCGTTTAATATTGTTTCCGGAAATATAGAATAATAATCTTTTTTATCAATTAATCTTTGAATCTGTCTATTGAATTTTTTAGCAAATGTTGACGAATAAGAACCAACGGCAATTTTTGTGTCCGGATTCCTTCCAAGAATATAGGCCGGTAATTGAATTGTTGAACCGGTGCTTTTACCGTGTTGCGGTGGTATTGTAACCATCAAGTTTTTAATCTTCTTTTCAGCAAATAGATTTAAAACTTCATAATACTTTTTATGAAAATCAGTTGATTCAAATTCCGGCATTGTTTGTTGCGTGAACTTTAATAAACTACGTTTGGATAATTCGCTTTTAACCTGGCTCGTCTTTATTCTCATCAGCGGCTTTTTCAAGTGCAAGTAAAACTTCAGTTGAAAGTTTTGACAAATCAATACTTGATCCGATTGCTTCACCTTGTGTTGTGTGGTCGATTTCTTGCCTTTCAATATAACCGCGCTTCTTTCCTTTGGTCTTTAAAAAGAATATTGTTGCAGCGGTTGAATTTTCTTTTATCTGTTTATGAAGTTGAGATTCGACAAAATCTAAAGTAACATTTTCCATTTCCTGGACCTTCTTCGCAAAATCTTCATCATCTTTTAAATAATTATAAAACGTTCCCCTATCAACTCCAACAATCTTACACGCGGTTGTAACTACTCCAAGCGATTTTTCAAGTGCTTCAATTAATGCTTTTTTGCTTTTTTCTGTTCTACTTTGTGCCATTACTATTTTCTTTTAGGCGTTGGATGTTGAATTTTGTTGAATTTTTATATTACTTTTTATATGGTTTTCCGTTTATCTTAACGGTTAAACTTTCATCAAGTTTCATCATTCTATCAACTATAACTTGACAATATTTTGGATCTAATTCCATTCCGTAGCATTTACGTTTTAATTGGTGTGATGCTACCATTGTTGAGCCACTACCAAGAAACACATCTAAAACTAAACCATTATCCGGGCAACTACTTTTTATGGCTCTCTCGCATAGTGGTATAGGTTTTGGAGTTGCGTGACCTCCTTCATTACCTTTTCTGATATGCCTATCAAAATGCCAAACGTTATTCATATTGTCGTGTACATTGTTAAAGTATGCCCTTGTAGAGTAATATTCTTTTTTTAATGCATCGTATTCTTTTTTTAATGCATCGTATTCTTTATGGAATGCATCGTCATTAGCTGATTCTCTTATAGAGTTGTAATGTTCCTTAGTTGGAAAAGACCATTGACTTTTAGAAAAATAATGCGATGCAGATGTTTTGCCAGTTATTTTTATAATTTTATCTACGTTCCATCCTAACTTGTTTCTTTGAGTATTAAGATAATCCCTAATACTTTCAAATCCTTCAAAATAGTTATCTGAATTGTTATTGAATCCTTGAACTCCAAGCATAATAAACAAGCACTTCTCATCTGCAGTTGCATAGCTTCTTGTAAGTTCGCTATTTTGACTTTGTCCGTGTCCTTTATCCCAAGTTATTAAATTTCTAAATGTAGCTTTTTCTTCTTTTATAAATGGTTTTAATATTTCTGAATAAATATCCATTAAAGGTTCATCAATACCCCAACAATAAAAACTTCCGTTTTCCTTTAAATGCGTAAACTGTAAAGGAATCCATTGTTTATTAAAGTCTAATAAATCGGAATAATTCAGATTATCATTTAACACTCCATCATTTTCTTTCTTCATTCCGTATGGGGGGTCATTATGTGCTAAATCTGCTTTCTCTCCATTCATCAACTTTGCAACCGTATCTGAACAAGTAGAATCACCACAAAGTAATCTATGCTCTCCTATCTCTATTAAATCGCCTAATACAATATCTGTTTTTATTTCATCCGGAACACTATAATCATCTTCTTCAGCTTCTAATACTTCCGGTTCAAAAAACTCTAATTCATCAGCATCAAAACCCCATTCAATCAAATCATCGGTTTCAAAATGTTCTTGTATTAACTCCATATCGAATTGACCGGTGTTTTTATTCAATCTAACATTTAGTTCTTTTTCCTTCTCCAAATTTAGATTTACTTCAACCGTTGGAATTGTTTCATTCCCCATTGATTCCCAAACTTTCATTCTTTGGTGACCACCTACTAAAATATTCTTTCGGTCCTTGTGAGTGTTTACAATAATCGGATCAACTAAACCAAATCTTTTAAGCGAATCAGTTAATTGATTTTGTTGTTCTTTTGTTAATTCTCTTGGATTGTATTCGGCTCTGATTAAATCGGATATTTTCCTTGTTTTAATCTTCATTTCCTGGTTTATTGTTTTCTTTGCCATTTTTTAGTTTATAAATTAAATACTGATTTATCTAATTTGAATTTGCCTTTTCCATCCGGATAGAATGAACAAAGGATGTAATCTTTTGTTTCAAATGAAATATAAATTTTTGTGTCTTTGTATGTATAATTTTGTGAAAAATCCATTGGTTCAAAATCTTTTATCATTCCTCTCTAATCTTTTACGTTTGTTAATAAATCGGTTTGCAAAAAACCTTCTCAATTTTAAATACTTTATTCTATTTCTGACATTAACACCGTTAAAATCTGATTTACCGGTTTCATATTCGATTAATATCATTCGGTCCAAATAGTCAATTCTTGGCCGTTTCACGCAGTTAATTTTTCAAAGTAGGCATAAATAATTGAATTTAAAGCCGCCACTATAAAGGCAATAATTATCAATTCAATGTTAAAAGTGCTATTATAGTAACCAATTTCTATTGCTATTGTCCAAACTGAAGCCATGCAAGTGCCGCAACCGATAACCGGCTTTAATATGTATTTTAATAACTGTGAATGTCTTTGTGACCATTCGTAAGGCATTCGTAAAAAATACAATATCATTCCAGGTGATGAAATTATACGCAATCCAACACAAAACAATGATATTATTAATGCTTTTAGTAAAATATCCATATTAGAAGAATATATTAAAACACTTTATCCAATACCAAATGATTGGAAAGATAATAAAAGGAACTGAACCAACTATTATTCCAATAGCGATAAGGCCCTTTATAATGTCTGTAAATCTTTTTAATTTGCTCATTCGTTTATTTTTAGTAATTTTTTTAATATAGGGTTTATTATTGAGATTTGCAATAATACGGCTCCAAAGATAATTAAATATATTTCTTAAATTTTCATTTGTTTATATGTTTATCAAGTGCAGCAATAATATCTTTGTCATACTGAACAGTCCACATTTCACCGTACAAAGATAGATTTATATTTCCATCATTGTTGATATAATAAGCAACAACACCGTTAA